GTATGACATTGTTTGTTTTCCTTTTGTTTTGTAATTATACCATGTACTTACTTACTACTTGTAAGTCTGTGTTTGTTTCTTGCATTATTTTTGTAAGTATTAAGATGCTTTGCCCAGTTCTATGACTCTCGCACTAGCTATTGTATTATAGTTACTGTGGCCACCATTATAGCTATGTATCTCCTTGTCTGGTGCAGAATATCCACAGATAGCATCAAAATTATAGGCAAGATTTGAGTTAGTAATATTAAATGCAAATTTAAGGTAGAATTTACCATCCTCTGTGATTACACACAAGAACAATGAACCAGGATTAGTCTCTGCAATTGGCATATGCTGAAAATTTGTTAGTGTGGTATCTGATAATATTGTGGTTGTAGTACTTAACCCTCCACCAAATAATGGGTATGATACATTGGCTGTAGTGTATTTTACATATATAGAGTTATGCTTTAAGTAAACTTTGTCACCAGTAGGACCACTTCCAGATGATGTACCATAGTAGTTATTTAAAATTTGATAGTATATGCCTTTGTCTGGTAGGTATATATTGAAATCATAGTTATTAACTTTACCTAGATTTAAAAATTGATTCTTAAATACATCAAAGTTTCCTACTTGTACAGCCCCCTTCCCTACTTTTATAGACCCACCAAGGCCATCTGTTTTAAAATCTATAGCATACACGAGTACACGTCCATCAGTTACTTTCTTACTTCTATGGTCAAATTGTACTTTCCCTCCAGACTCATAATATAGTTCTGATCTAGCTACACTCCCATCCCACCAATCACTAGATCCATTAACATCGTTGTACACATACTGAAAGTGTGTTTGGTATTCAGCGCCAGGCTTAGATGATAGATTAATATCTCTAAATACATTATCAACATTTAAAGCAACAAAGAAAATGATTACATTTGGATCTCTTATTTGGTCAATAATAAATTGAGATGTAGCCCTATATGATAAAAGTATATTTCTACTACTACTATCTGATATATCATAATAATATGGATCTAGTCTGCCTACAACTCTAAGTGTTGGATATGTAAAGTTACTATTAAATGCCGTTTGAGGAAGTACACTAGTTGTTTTTATAGCTGCAGGTGATACTTGCCCATTTGTTATATGTAATAATGGATTACCATTAACTTTTCCTAAAAATAAACTCATGGGATATATATCTCCCCATTATTCATATCTATATACATACCACCTGTACCAGCCTTTATATACCCACCTTGGATATTAGGTGCAGAGCTTGTACCAGCAGCGGTACTGTCTAGTGTGAATGTACCATTATGCATTTTTATCTGGTTATGGTCTAGATCAAAGTATGTACTTTTATCATGCGAATATATGATACCAGTACTAAGGCTGCCTGCTATATCTACATTAGCTGTCATCTTTATCTTGTTAGCACCTGTATCCACACTAAAAGGTGCAGTGTTAACAGTCCCATTAGCATCACTACCATAAATCTTGAAGTTATCAGCTATCACCTCAAAGTTACTAGTTGTACCATAGTTGTTGTACTGCCAACCAGCTATCTTCCCATTCACTATTGATAGGTTACTAGCTGCTGCTAAAGCACCAGTAGCATTTGTTATGTCTTTCCAACCAGCAGCAATACCTAGGTACTGCCATATGGAGTATCTAGTACCATTGATATCTACAGCATCACTGGTTGTGTTAGTGTTCCACACAGGTGTTTTACCATCAGTAGTATATATAATCTCACCAATGTTAGAAGAGTCTAATGTGGGACCTACCCATTTAGGGAACTCTCCTGCTAGCACCTTGCCAACAGTCTCTAATGATGCTGAGTTATCACCTGAGTTAACTTGCAAGCTACTAATCTGAGCAGCTTGTGCTCCCAGCTCTGTAGTATGGGCTAATATCTTGCTATCCTGAGTAGCTACATTGCCATCAAGAGTAACAGTTTTACTTAAGTGGTCTGCTAAAGTAGCACTAATAGGCTTACCTGTGGTAGGGTTATATGTAATGGTCTTAGTGCTTAGCTCAGAGTCTAATATGTAGGCATCACCTGCGGCTGGATTACCTATATAACTAGCTGCTACATCAGTCATTATCTGAGTACGTGTATCATTGGTATATGTATGGGCACCAACTATAGCAGCCTCTCTATTTCCAATCTCTGCTAGCAAAGCATCATTAAGGTTATTCATGTTACCATAGACACCCTCAAGGGCACTATCAGGTACTATGAAGTCTGCAATGATTTGATCTGTTGAAGGGAATACACTGTACTTATCAGATATCTCTACAACGTTCTTCTTAGTCCCTACAACAGGTTTAAACCCTGGGTTCTCAATAACTACCTTGACCTTAGGGTCTAAGGTCTTGGTTACCTTATCATCAACTACAACATCCATCAAGAAGCCCTTACAGCACACTTACCTCTAAGTATACGTAGGTCATCGCCACCATGAGCTGCATCACTATGTAGTGTAACACTATAGCTGTATTCATATGACGTCTTGAAGCCTTCTGTTCTAGTTGGTATTGTTTTGGTTACATCTTTATCTATAGTAATGGTAAAATCACCATTAACAGCGTTAGTAGCTGTGTAGGTATAAGTTACTGGTACATTCACAATATTGCTAGTTGTTACATCATAGTAGTTAAGTATGAAGTCACCAGTGTAGTGAGTTATATCTAACGCGTTACCAACACTTGCAAATACCTGTGCTGACAAAGTGAAGTCAGCTCCTTGTTCTATTATGATCTTGTGTTCAGCCGCAGTACCCACTATAGCTCCTTTGCAACAAATGCTAATGCTGTCTGCATAGCACTAGGTAGCAACGCTGTATAAACCTCACCAGCTTGTGCTTGAGTTATCTCATTCTTAGTAATAGCATCTGCAACATGCGCTCTAGCTACTGTCATCAGGTCAGATACATATCCACCACCAGTTACCGTTTTATCACCAGTTAAAGCTACCCAGTTTTTATTTGCCATAATAATCCTTTAATATTTGATAGTAGCCTCCATCAAGGCCACTACAAGTACTACAGTACTTTACTGTTTCTAACTTCTTGCACAGCTTTCAATGCAGCTAACTCTTCCTCAGTCATAGGGTCAACATCTACAATAACAAATCTCTTCTTACGTGTCATCTCAACACCACCCTTAGCCTTAGGAGTTTGTATCATCATAGTAGCTTCTCTAAGGTTATTTAATGCCCCACGTCTAACATACTGTGGCTCTCCACCTAAATCTACCCAATCAGTTTGACCACCTGTAAGGCGGTTACCCCATGATACCGATATCAACTCATCCTTAGTCTGAGACTCTTGCATATCTCTAACTATAACTCTTTCTTTTCTAAACAAGTCTAGCTTAACTAACTGTGACTTACTTTGAGGCTTTCTCTTTGACCCATCAGTAACAGGTGCTGCTTCAGCTAACTTAGCTTTCTCAGCATTCTTCTCTGCATGAGTGTTATTCTGCTTCTCTTTAAACTCATTAATAGCTGTTAAGTACTCAGTCTTATTTGGTTTAGCTGGATTCTTTGCTTTAACTTCTAGCCCGAAATCTTCACAAGCTGCCTTTAGTTCTGCGTTAGTCATATCTTCAAATGGTGTTTCCATTGATTGGTTCCTTTTAGTTTGGATAGGTTTTACCTATTGCCTTTATGTGGGTAGCTCAATCACTACGATTTATTGATGGTATTATAGCATATTATGGTTGGTTGTCAAGGTAATCTATAATTTCTGCAACTTGTTCCTCTGAGAGGTTGAACCACTCATGGTGTGCATTAACATCACTATACTTATTATGTAAGTACTTTTCAACATTAGCAGCACCTGTAATACTCTTATTAAACACCTCTCTAACTTCACCAGGGCACATACCTCTAATTGTAGCTATACGTGTTTTTATATTACTAGTAATACCTATTTTTATAAGACCCATTGACTCTATTAAGTACACATGTATAGAAGACTGTTTACCTTTACGATAGTCAAGTATCTTATTCTTAACCCTCAGATATTCTTCTTTAGTAAGCATATACCCCTTATCAGGTTTAGCTAAATACCCTAAGTTAGGCAGCAGCTCTACACTCTTTTTACTAATTATACCATCTATACGTTTTAGTGACTTTACTACATCATGGTGCTGCATACCAAGCTCAGTGGATAACATTTTAGTGTGATAAATACCATTACTAATATCATCTGAGTAATCTGTAACCAGCATGTTTTTAGCCTCTACCCAGTGAGCTGTATCTCTATTGGCATATTGGCCTTTAACAAATAGTGTAGCACTACCAAATTCATCCCTAGCCACCCTATAGCTGTCAAGCATATCCTGTCTGAATACTCTATAATCATACCACTCACTACACACATGTACATTACCTTTAATGTTTCGTCTATAAAAGTCATTTAGTGCTTTAATATGTGGTTGATTATTTATATGCTGATCAGTTGGGAGTTTTCTGTGGCCATATTTTGCAGATGCTTTAGACTTACATCCTTTACTTCCACATGAGTTGTAAGTCCTCCCTTTATGGTTCTCATATTCTTTCTCAGAACCACAGGAAGGACATTTGTATAAACCAATACCATAACGTTTGGTGTATGTTGTACCATCTTTAGATGTTACTACTTTTTCTTTTGAACCTAGATCTCTTACCAGTTCCATGGGAACCTCCTTAAATTAATAAGGAAGTATACCAATCAGTTACTTAAAGTATACTGATTTAAAAGGCCTAAGCCAATAGTGCTGTACAAGATATCTGACGGATGCGCTCAGCCTTATAAATGAGCGTACCGAAGTACCAAGCTATACTCATAGATCCATTTTTACCAAATGGGTCAGTGTTAGCATCTGCTTTAGGCATTGCAGTCTTAATCTTAGCACTATCACCTTCAAAACCAACAGTTGCAAATGAATCAGATCCAACGAATAACACAGGGAATACATCAAATGCATCAGAACCAGCTACACCAGCTTGTGGAGAACTTTGGTATCCAGCAGTATCAGTACTTGTACCATCAGCAGTATCAACAGCACCAACACCACTATATTTCATCATGTTCTCAACTTCAATAAAGCGGAAACGACCTATCTTACCAATCTCACCAATTGCAGTTGTAGCTGCAGCAGCATACTGTTCTACAGGTACCCATACATTAATACCATTGTGAGTCATGTCTTCTAACATTGGGTAAAGCTCTTGACCAACATACACGTAGTAAGCCTTAGCTACCACTTTAGTATCAATCTTAGTTGAACCAGTTATAAGCTTAGTATCAGTCGGTACTCTTACACGCTTAAGCTCAGCTTCCATAAGACGTAAGTCAGCGAAAGTTAACACAGCACCTCTATCACAAGTAAGTAGTGAAGTAGCCGTTTTACCAGCGAAAGTACGGTTAACTTCAGAAGCAGCTAATAAATCAGCTTGTACTTGTTGCTCAAAGATATCACCCTTAGCTTCACCAAGATCTCTTGTCTTACGAGCAAGTAAACCAGTGCGAGTATCCATATCAATAGACTTTTGAGTAAACTTAGTATGCATACCAAACTCAGTTACTTGTCCTTTAACAGTGATAGATCTAGTGTTAACACCATTAACATTACCACCTTCTTCAGTTAATGAAGGGAAAGTACCAGATACTACTGAGAAGTCAGCATCACCATAGTAAAGTGAACCTGAACCATTTTTTACCTTACCACCAGTACCAGCAGCAGCAACAGCAGCAGCATTAGCAGCTGTAGCATCAGCATAGTCACGAGTCTCAAAAGTACCAACTAAAACACCTGATGCATTATAAGCATAGAAAGTGTTAAGAACTAATGAAGCAGTTGTTGCATCAATACCACCATCTAAACGGTTAAGTTCGTGTAAAATCGGGAACTGACGCTCTTTAACAATTACGTCTCCGAAATGCTTTGGCTGAGTTAAACGATCTCCTAGTTGTGAGAAAGTTCTCTTCTTCATCGCTTCACGAATAGCACCTTTTGACCAGAACTTATCATGGTACTGTTCGTCAATTCCAGTAGTTGTATAACCACCATTGTTAAATTTAGATTTTGTAGACATTTATGTCATCCTTTTATATTTATTGCTTTAGGGGGAGGTATCTCTACCTACCGCCTGATATTAACGCTGCCATTAGGTTATCCAGCTCCTCACCTTCAACCTCCATTGGGTCGAACTTAGGTTTAGGTTTAGCCTTAGGCTTACGTTTACTTGCTGAAGCAGCTTTCTTACGCTTCTGAGCTATCTTAGCCTCTTTAGCAGCTACCTCTTCCTTATACTTCTCTTCCTGACGAGCTTTAGCTATCTTAGCCTTCTCTGACTTAACAGATGGCTTCTTAACAGCTTTCTCAGCTACCTCAGGGCTCTTCTTAGTTACAGCAGGGGCATTAGCCTGTTCTGCTTGTAACTCACCTACAGCGGCTCTATACTTGTTTATAGTACTCATACTACTAAACTCACCACTATAGTCTAATCTACTCATCTCATGTATCTTATCCTGTACAGTGTCATACACTCCAGTCTCAATATGAGTAAGTAGATCATTTCGTACTCGAGGATTAGCGGTAAATTCCTGGAAGCTTTCTACATCCCATTCCTTACCAATAACCTCTCGTACTCTATCTTCAACACCCATGCTTCTAGCACGTTCTAAAGCATCCTCTACAACTAAAGACTCTTGTGATGCAGTACTAGGATTAGCCTCGTACTTAATCTCATCCATATCTAGTTCTAGTGGGTCTATATTTAGTGCCTTCAAGTGTTGCTTGATAGCTTCCTTGTTACCGTCAACAAGGTCCATTGCTAAGTCAAACTTAGCTGGATCGTCTAGCATACCTTTATCTTTCAAAGGAGCCATAAATGGACGATACTGCTTAAAGCCTGCCATCTTCTCAGAAAACCCACCAGCCATTTGCTGTGACTGGATAATCTTCTTCGGATCCGAGAAGCCCTTAGTCTTCTTACCGTTAACAACGAATTCGGTATTAACTACCGAGTCATAGAATGCCTTATAGTCGATTTCGTCAGTATTCTTGGAGTCTTTGCCGTCGCCTTCTTCCTCTGTTTCTGTCTCGTCTTCCGATCCCTCGTCAGTGTCTCCATCAGCAACTTCTTCGCCTTCACCTTCATCGGCTTCAGAGTCTTCCTCTTCTTCCTCTTCAGCGGTGTCATCGTCGTCATCACCTTCAGCATCACCATCTTCATCATCTGAACTATTGTCATCTACTAGAGAGTCTTCTTCCTCATCCTCATCATCGTCCTCCAAGTCTTCATCAGAGTCGCCGTCGCTACCCTCATCAAGTTCCTCTTCGTCTTCTAACTCGTCCTCTTGGTCTGTGTCCTCTTGGTCGTCATCATCATTAGAATCTTCGGCTTCTTCAGTATCAGCCTCATCTTCACCTAAATCTTCCTCTTCCTCATTATTACCTGTACCTTCTTCAAAGTTACCTGCAACCATTTGGTCAAAGATATCCCCATCAAACTCAGTTTCTTCTATTTCTTTACTCATTAGTTTATTCCTCACTAGCAGCTACACTTGCTGTTAACTCATTACGGTATAACTCTTCCTTCAAAATAATTTGAGGAGCAGCTTCCGCAGCAATCTTAATAGTACCTGGATAATCCTCAGTACCAACATAACCTCTAAAGTCGCTAATACTAGCCAACTTAAGCCGTATCGTTTCTTCGGCATAAGGAGATGCACCCGTAGGGTCAGTTAAGATTTTGAATAACTTCTGTGCTTCTTGCTCGAAATAACCAACCAATATAAGATCTATAAAGTCCTGGTTCTTCATTAAGCGTTCTAGCTTTTTACCATCTTCTAGTTTGCCCTTGTGAAGTTCTATCACTTGGTCAATCTTTTGAAGGTCTTCTTTCAGAGTGGTTTCATCCATTGTCTGAATCCTTTGTAGGTTGCTTTCGCATTGCCTTGTTATCAGCTTTTTAGAGCATCAGTAACTGGCTCATAATTGTATTACTTAACTATCTTAGCTGCTCTAAGTTGTGCAAGAAATGCATTAAAATCTGCAACAATCCCAGCAACATCAGTTGCAGTACTATCAACAGTTACTATGGTATTAAGACCTGCAGCACCTAGTAGGTTATCAAAGTTAACAGTCGTAGTAGCCTTAGCACTATTCTCAAACTCTATTGCAGGCTCTGATAGCTCATGGTCTGAATACTCAGACTTAACAGTTACCTTACCATTAATTAGTGGGTTAACTCTATTTACTCTTTGTGGTTCCATTTTTAATCCTTTTGTTTGTATAACATGTATTACTTAATACCGTCAGTTATTAAGTAAGCGGAGTATACACTCTGCTTACTTACAGTTACCTTAAACTAGCCCCTGTTGGGGTTGCTGAGGTTGTTGTGCATTAGCAACTAACTGTATAGCTTCTTGTGCAACCTGTGGTGACACCTTACCAGCAGCTACTAGCTTCTGTAAAGTTGGTTGGTCTATTTTACCACTAGCAATATCATCAGCTAATATTTGCTGAGGGCTGACCTGTGGGTGTACTAATCCAGCTTTTACACCATCATCTGCACCTTTTGCATAGCCAGCTTGTGCACCTTGCACTAACCCTTGAGCTAATCCTTGTTTAGCTACTTGTTGTAACTCATTGTTCCTAGCACCCGTTAAATTGGCATTATAAGCCTCCATAGCAGCACTTGGAGTAAAGTAAGGGTTTTGTACCTCTTGACCTTGTTCTTGCCCCTGAGGAGACCCTAGACCCTGTTGCTGGGGTTGTTGTAATCCTTGATTCTGTAACATCATATATCCTTACTATTATTTATTGAAAGCCCTTAACCGAGCTAGATACTATTTACTACCTTTGCAGGTACATTTAACCCAGCTCTCTTAAATTGCTCTTTTGCCATCTCTAAGTCTGACTTTTTAGCATCTTTAGCTGCATCAACATTTGCTTTAAACTGCTGATCCTCAATATCCTGTTGTCTCTTAACCCCTGATTGTATCTCAAGGAATGACTGATCAAGTATATCTGTCTCACTAGATATCTTGTCAGCTGTAGCAAGAGCTTGCTTAGCTTTAGCATTTGCAAGAGCAACCTCAGCTTGTGAGTTTCTCTCAGTCCTACTAAGTCTCTCAGCAATCTTAGATTCAACATCTTCAAGCTCTTTCATTAATATAGCATTCTCTAACTCAGCTTTCTTAATAGCTAACTCTTCTAACTTCTGCTGTGTAGGGTTAGGCTCTGGCTTATACTCCTTAACACTATCTGCTAAATCATCATGACCCCACAGCTCAGCTAGCTTAATGTAGTGCATGTTCTTTATAGGCTCTGGCATACTTTGTGCGTTAGTCTGGAGTAACTTCATAAGCTTCTCAGCTTGATCAGCATCCTTCTCAGGAGTACTTACCTGTATCCTTAAATCAAAATCCCCTTGCAGGTCATCTCGCTTAACAGTTACAAATTCCTTATCAGTAATCCTTACAACCTCTTCAGGTGATAAGAACACCTGGTTCATAGCTATAGTCATCTTAGCCATATCTACAAACATAGCACTAAGTCGTCTAAGTATACTCAGCTCTCTCTTAGCTGTAGCATCCATAGAGTCTCGCTCTTGTTGGTTACCACCTAGCTTAGGCCCACCAGGTCCTCCAAAAGGCCTAGTACCAGTCAACTCATTTGCATCAGCTGTCTGCCAATTAATAACATCAAATGGTGTACTACCTACTTGCTGTACATCATTTTTATGTATAGCTGTCTTAGGGTTGAACCCTGAGCGGTAATAAACAGTGTTACCCTTCTCATACTGGTTCTTAACACTAGGACTTGGGAAGAAGTTCTCATCAATGAACTCTTGACCCACTGCTAACTTAGCTGTAGTATCAAGTATAGCTCTTGTCATATTACCTATAGCATCCTGGTTCTCCTTCAACAACTCTGCATCGGGCTCCCCATGCACATCTTTCTTAACTGGCATATATGTAGCTATACTAAATGGCAACCTACCATGTGGGAATGGGTTCTCTTCAAGCCTAATCAATGTCTTACCTACCCAAGTAGCTACAATACTAACTAGCTCTCCATCACCTTGTATATCCCAATAACCCCAATACTCGTAAGCTCTCATTCGCCTACGTGCTTTATCCTTAAACTCAAAGTTGTTAGACCCAAAGCTCTTAGCTGGATCTTCCACTTCATTTGTCTCATATACAATAAAGTCTAGGTTGTGGTAAATCCCATACTCATTACCATCTTCATCCTTAATGAATTCATCACTCTTAAGCTCAGCATATGATGTGTCGTACTCATGTATAACAAACATAGCATCTTCTGCAACACCATCTGACGTAGGGTCTATAGTTACGTTAGCATTAATACAAACCTCATAAGTTGGCTGATTCTTTACAAGTACTTCTTTCTCTACAGTTACAGTCTCAAAACCTATTTGCATAGGCTCACCAGTCTCCATCATTGCAGCTGCTTGCTCCTGGCTCATGCTACCAGCATGAACTGCTTGTTGCATCAGCATTAGTGACTTCTCTGGAGATGCATATATAGGCTGCTGTTCCTCTACCTCTTCTATAGCTGTCTCTACTTCCCAACCGGTCTTAACAATAACTGTGCCTTCATCAACTACAGTTCTAACTATATCATTTACAACTCTAGTCTTCTGTACCTTTGCATTCCACTGGTAGTTAAGTACCCTCTCATTCTGTTGAGCACCTAATACATCCTTAGCAGTAGCTGGGCTAACCCTATATAACTTCTGAGTGCTTAAAAATGGTTCCTCTAATGATGGATATTTCCACTCATTCTGCTTACGTACTATCTTAGGTCTGTGAGCAGACTTACCAAAACCTTTAACATTAATAGCTTTACCACCATTACGTGTCTCTTCCCATTCAAGTAACTTTACCCTAAACTCACTCTGACCAGACTCAGCGGACTTGTAGTCGTTATCTAAGTCAGCCTGTGATGGGGCATGTTTCCACTTAGGTTGCAGATTCTTCCGCTTACTAGGGAGTTGATCTGTTTCTTCTGTATCAATCATTTATACCCATCCTTAATTTATTAACGCATTATACACAATATTATATATTATTGTCAACTACATATTCTTATTGAAACTTCTAAGAGCTTTTGACACGCATGTTTGGCATACTGCATACTTGAATATCCAAATTACATCAAATAATACTAGCTCTGTGTTGTGCTTACCACAATGGCTGCACTTACCTGCTGCTACAATCACTTTACTTTCTCTATAAACTTATCTAGCAACTTAGTAGTCGCCTCACCTCTTAACATCATAAATAGTGAGCTATATAGTGCAATATACCCAGCGGCTTCTACTATACCAGTAACAGAGCCATTAGTTATAGTGTATATATATGCACTTACAAATGTAAAAAATGCCCCTGTAGATTTCCAATTTCTAAACTTATCAACTTTTACTTCATCCATAATATTCCTTTAAATAATCTCTATAGTAACTTCTTCACCAGACTCTATAGCAGTGGCTACTTTAGCATATAACTTCTTGTACGCATCAACACTAGCACCAATTGATTGGTTACCCTTATCACTGTCACAGCTTGTACCCACAAGCAAGCAACCTTCTGTATCTTTTGCAAAGTTACCTACGTGAATATATACCCACTCAAACCCTGGTACATCTTGTAACCACAACATCCCCTTATGGTCACTACCATACTTCTTACTATACCTGCCATTCATACCACCTTCAGTACGTAGCTTTATCTCATAAGAGCCACTAGGTATCCTGGTCTCACCATCTATCTTAACTTCTCTAAATGTATCCTCTAATGTAAAGCACTCAAAGGTACCATTTACATGCAGTGTCCCTATAGTACTTGCACTATCATCTTGTAATCTTACGGCTTGTATGTACACTACTTATTTTCCTTTAGTTTGTGAATATTACTTGTGTTTGTATTAATAGTATTAGTATGTTTACTAAGTGTATCTACTATATTACGATTATTTAATTTATGTACAGCAGCATGTGTAGCTATACTATTATCTAGCCTATGTATAGATGTAGATACGTATGTACCAAAAGCTATAGCCTGCATAACAAGGATAGTAGCTAACCATTTTATAGCCCAGTGTGGTAGGTGTTTACGCTGCTCAATCTGTAGGTCCCCTATGTCATCATGAATAGCACTAATGTCTTTAGTATTAACAGTAACACCACCATTAAGTACTTTAAGTGCGGAGCATCCAGCAGTATTCTGGGCATCCTCTACTACTCTAATTTTATCATGCACCCTGTTGAATGACTCTCTAACATTTGTATCCATGTTGACTAGTTTTTCATTAATAACATTCTGGGCACTGATAACATCAATTATATCATCCATCTTCCTATTAGTAGTACCAACAGCTGCTGCTAGATGTTCAATTGACTGACTCATTACATCTATATGCTTATCATGTAGCATTAAAAGATCTGAGCGTTCATCTTCAGTCATAATTTAACTTCTCCTATAAATAATAATAGCATTATACCGTAATTACTCCCCAATTGACTTCATGCAATGGCTTGCCTCTAGTTTTCTCAGGCCTTTGCATACTAGCTTGTCGAACCATGTGGCAGTTCCAGCTTCCATCTTTCTACCTATGTGGCTACTTATGGTTTCGTCTTGCGAGCCTCCCCACAGCAGTACATTGAACCATTGGTCAGTTACCAATAGCAACCTCATTATTCTACTACGCTTCTTTGTATCTCTATCAAACTTTTCTATCATTCTTAGTTGATCATCTCTACTCATATTTTTCCTTCCTCTTTCGGATTGTTATTTACCTTACCTCATATCTGATCAGAACCAGAGGAGGAGGGTTACTTATTAGTCTTCCCAGTTTTGGCAGACTCTTGTTGCATGGCAGATGAAATCAAACTTCTCACACCATACTCTCATACCACCATCTTTGTCATAGCTATTGTACGGTATATGTTCCATAGCTTTCAGATCATCTGGTTCTAATTTGCCATACTCACAGTTTGCACAGCTACGTCTTCTAGCTTCCTTTGGAGTTATTCCCCATACCTTACTCATGTTATTCCAGTATGCTGCATTGCCTTGGTTGTTGTCTATACCAACCTTTGGCCCTAGGTTCCATTCCTTCACTAGCCATCTCATTATTCTGATATTCTCTTTCGGAGTTAGGTCCAGTACATCTTGCATATCATTATCTTCATACTCTTCTGCCATTACTTATCCTTTTAGTTTTCTAAAGTTAGCTTCCCATCTATTGTCTATACTAGTAGTTTGTTTACCACTTGTTGACCCATATCCAGTTACTATGAACCACTTCTTACTTATGTAGCCTATAGTGGGCCACTCTATATCATTGATAGTGTCTCTGTCATGGAAGTACCCAGTTGATCTACTGCCTATACCTTGGCTCTCTATAGTGCCACCATCTATCTCTTTGCTGTCTACTACCTCAAACTTCTCTGACTTGCCATTAGCTGTCAGCACATAGGTCTGTAGTCCACTCATTGGGTTTCTTCTACCTTCAAAGTACCAGTGAACCATGAATAGTCTCCATTTATTTTGTGGTAGACACTTGTTGTACACTAGTTTGTATATCCAGCTATCACACCATTCATCTTTTATCTCATCTTTGATCTCAGTATAGAACCAGATAGCCTTCTCTCTAGGTATTGGTAGCCAGTATACTATTGGGTATAGTGCTTGTCCTAGTACGAAGCTGAATGATGTAACCATATATGTGGGGTACATCTTCACCATATCTTTGAGTAGTTCTTTCTTCTTACTACTAGCAGTCATGAATACACCTAGTTGTAGCAACCAGAATGCTGTACCTAACAATGGAAGTAGCCATATAGCATATATTATTACAACCCATGCTAGTACCATGGAGCCTATGTTTAGTAGGATTCCTTTTGTTATTTCATCTCTCATGCTTACTTTCCTTACCATTTAATTAAGTCTAAATCTGCTTGTTTTTTAGCTGATTGTACCTTAGCTTTTAACTCTTGGAACTTAATAAAGTTAGCTTGATTTCTTGATAAAATAGCACCACTTAAACCTTGAAGTTTTGCGTAAGTCATGACTATTTGTGCATTAGCTTTGTCTACCCAAAAGAAGCCAGTTGGTACACTCCCTGCACTTAGTACACTTACTATTAAGTCTTGACTCTTTTTATCAGCTTGAAATGTAGTTTTCATGTATGCTATGTCTAACTCATTTGCATTACTGTAAGCTGTTTTTAGTTTTAATAGTTTTAACTTTGATGCAGATACAATATCAAATATCCATTTTGTACCATTCCATTTGTCATTTGCTTTTGGTACAAGTTCTGTAAAACCACTTTTAATAGTGCCTAAATAATCAACTTTACTCTCTTGTTTTGTTGTAGTATCATAAACTGTTTTACCACGATTATCTTCAACATAACTCCAAGTATTTTTAGCTTCATTAAATGTCTGTGTGAAACCTACTTTATCCGCATTAATAGCAATAGTTGTTGCATTTGCAGGTATGAGATATTTTCCTTTTTCTAAAGGGTTTTCACTTGCTTGTGTTGTTGAGATATACTCTTTTGTGTCTTTGTCGTAATTGTAAACTTTCATATCTTCTCCTTAATATTTAATACAGTACATCATTGCAATGTTTCTTGGTCTAGTTTCTACACCACCTGCTGTATCTGTACTAACGTATAATCCAAATATAATACTACCACTAGTATAATTAAGACTACCATTATTATAACTATTTGCACCATTAATTTGAGTTAAAAGTCCTCCTGCATCAGGGAGATGATTATGTGAATGAGATTTAAAATCATCAAGTTGTGCTGTACCAATAGCACGACCCCCATCAATACCCCTTCCGTTATCAAACCCACGAATAAACTCGCCTCTAAGGTCTGGAATATTAAAAGTTGTGCTTCCATCACCTACACCATAAGTTGTGCCTACTACTGCAAATAAATCTGCATAAGTTGTTCTTGATAAGGCACTACCGTTACATTCTAAAAAGCCACTTGGAACAGTTGAAGTTGCGAAAGGTAGTACATATCCTGTAAATTGTCCGAATGCTATTGCTTCATCTGCATTAACTGCATTTGCGACTTTAAATGTCTGTGTAGCTGACCCACCAAGCTTAGCAGCTGCGTTAGCTACTACCTCAGTTGCAGTTAGCCTATTATCTTGCTCAGTGTTTTTAGTGTTCACCTCTGCCTTGTCATATACATCATATGGCTTCTTACCTATTGGTTGTCCTGTATATCCCATAGTAGCCTCCTTAGCTTATCTCTAGTACTGATGTTACTACATCTACTGGATTATCTGCTATGACGCTTATTGTATCAGTTGGTTCTATGACTATCTTCTGGTCAGCTCCTACTGCCACTAGCGACCCACCTTGAGGAACTGGAGCATTCTTCACTATATACGCCCCATTCTTCTTCACACTAGCATATGTTGCTAGTCCACTTGTATTTGCTACACTTAGACCTATCACTGTTGTCTGTGTTGCAGCAGGTCCTGTGTATACTGTTGTCTCTGTTGTTATGTTTGAGCTTTCATAGCCCTTGAATGCATTACTCATTTCGTCTCCTATTATTATTTCATTACCGTAAGTATACCTAAGTCTTACCTAGAGTTACCTATTGTTGTAATTTACCCTAGCTATTTGTTGTGTCAGAACCAGGGAGAGTAGTTGTCTATCCTCTGGTTCTTAGCTAGCTAGTAGTTTCCTAGCATCGTTTCGCTGAGTACTTATTTCTTTAGGCATTGCTTTACCAGTTTCAGCTTGTCTGGTCACATACCAGTCAGTATCTGATAGGTATTGCTTAGCTTTGGCTTGCTTGTTTAGTACAACTTCTAGGTCATATAACT